CATCTATAACTGTATCGTCTACCTTTGTATCGTCTACCTTTGTATCGTCTACCTTTGTATCGTCTACCTCTTCATCTGTTTCTTCGTCTTTTTTGGTCAAATCTATGATAGCGCCTGTCTCTTCTACTTCTTTAGTATCATCAATAACAGTTGTATCGACATCAATATCTCTCCCATCTAAAACTGCAGCAGAATCATTATCAACAGGTAAACCTATGGATGTCCTATAATTTTGAACTGCTTCAGAGTAGTCTGCTGCACTTGTGTACTCTTTTCCTTGAAAATGATATGTGTTAGTATTTGGATTAAAATAGTTTTCTGTTGAACCAGAGCCAGTACCAGAGGAAGTTCCTGTTTTAACCATCTTAGATTCAATACCACTGCCAGGCTCCCCTGCAACTTTAGTGTACTCTATACCATCAACAACAACTTTATCTCCTATATTAGAACCTATAGAAGCATCTTTTAAAGTACTATGTGTGTCTTCTTTAATTGTTGTTCCTGTAACTTCTGTGCCAACTGTAGAAGTACCTGTAGTACCTGCTGCTGCACCTGTAACTTCTGTGCCAACTGTAGAAGTACCTGTAGTACCTGCTGCTGTCTCTGCTTCTTGAATTACAGCGTCAGGTATATTAGCTTCTGATTGTAATTCTACTAATAATTTTGAGGCTAATTCTGGATTTCCACTTTCTTGTGCTATTTTAATTTGATTAATGCGATTATCAAAGTCTTCTGGTTTAGGTGCAGCACTTACGGTTCCAACATTTTTCAACAACTTATTTTCTGCATTATATTGTTGTGACTCTTCTTGCAGTTGATTTACTGTTTTACCTTGTTTTTCTGCTCTGTATTTCAAAGTAAGATCATTACCTTGTTTGTGTACAGCCGCCTCTATACTATATGGATCAACAGATTTTGCTGACATATCTGTAAAAAACTTATTATAATCATCTCTAGAGTTTAACTCTACGTTTGTATTCTTAGCGTGATTTAAGTACGCTTCTGCAAAACCTTTTTGAACCCTAACTTTACTACCATCAGGAAAAGTAATCATGGCCGAATCGTCTTGCGCACCTGTGGCTACATCTGTTAATACAGGTCCACCTTCGTTCATACCGATACCTGACAGGGGTTCACCCTCTACACGTTGCTTGGCTATTTCAGTATAGCGTCCTAGCATAGAACCAGCAGAAGGTGTGGCTGCAACAAATGCATCCATCTGTTCTTTTCTTGCTGGGCCATCATACCCTAGTTCAGTTAGTAACTGATATGTTTGTTGAGTATTAAAACCTTTAAACTTAGCCATTTATGTCACCATGTATATTATTAAACCTAGCATCGCTGCTCCAGTTATTATGATTAGTATTGAAAGAGTCCAAGTAACTATTGCTTCTTGTATCTCTGCTTTACGATACTCTTGGTCTTTCTTCTTCTTGCGTATCTTTCCTTCAGTAGCAACAAGCTCATCCCATGCAGATGGCCCCATGCTGAAACTGATCCAATCCTTTAGCTCTTTTCTCATAGATTCAGCTTTTCTTTTAGCTGTAAATATTTCTAGAGCTTCTGCCTCAACAGATCCTCCATTAAGTGCTTTCCACCAAGGAGGGTTTTTATTTTTTTGTTCAGCATAGGACAGGTCACTCATAGCACCTGCCCATTGTGTCAACTGTCCTGACATATCTTGTAGGTCTTTACCTACTTGAAAGCCTTTCTTGAGCGCATTAAATGCTACAGTCGCACCACCTATGATGGTAACTGGGTCCACAAGCACTCTCCCTACTTTTAGTGTGGTTTATTTAAATGTCATCCAAACTGCTGTTGCTATAAAAGTAAGTACTGCTACTGTTCCCATTTTTACTGTCGTAGCCCATATACTTTTTTTAGTTAGTCTCCAAGCATCTAACAGTCCACGCATCTCACGTATATCATTAGCTGCGCTGGCATCCTGTAAACCTAACTCATGCAATGCTTTACTTGCACCTTTCTTAGCAGCACGATCTAACATATTTTCTAGTTGTTCTTCTGTTAACTCTATCATTTGGCTATCGCATAAAAAAGATATTTTGCATTACTTACATTCATATAACGTGCTGAATCGTAGTTTATTATAATCCCAGAGTCAGCAGGATCAACTATGTCAGAGTCTGTTACTTTTTCACTTGTGTCATTCAAAAACCAAAATGTATCGTTTCCTGATACAATCCCATGATGATCTGTGAACATTAACCAAGGGCTAGTTCCATCAATTCTTTTAACGATAAATAAAGCACACCCTGAACTAAACCCACAGTCAATTGTCTGATTAGTACCATTACCTGTGAAAGTTCCAACCTTTGAAACACCATCGACTGTGCCAAATAAATTAGCAATATATCTTTGACCCGACTGATTAACCTGAGTCCAAGTGCCTAAACTTATATTGGTATCTGTTGGTGCTGTACCATTCCACGCTGTTGAGATAGTTTGTTCATCAAAGTCTTGGTCTAAAAGAATATAGCCGTTTGTTGTTGATGTTAAACTTTTGTGCCAAACAACCCAGTTACTTGTACTGCTTGTCTTCTTAATCCACATCATCTCAGGAGCTATCCCTAAATTGTGGCCCTGCGTTCTGTTTGCTCCTGTACCATTCCAATGAACTTGATCATAATAATTTGGTGCTCTTGACCACATAATTCCATCGTAGTTATCGCTTTCTACACCTAAAAACCCATCATTAAAATCCCACTTACGATCTGTGTCATCTTGAGCCGCGCTGGTTGCTTCTGTAAAAAGTTTTTTATGTCCTGTTAATCTATGATAAATTCTTCTATTTGCAGTGCCACTTGAGGTGTAAAGATTAAGCACTAGGTCAGTGATAAAATTACTTTTATATTGTGGTATTTCATCATCAAATCTATCTACCACGGCAAACACGTTACTTGCTTTTGTAGGAATTGCCATTGGTCCTCTTCGTATTGCCATGTACGCATAGGTTTGCGTTGCATTAAAAATGTTAATGTCACCCAAAAGCCCAACCCTAAAACCATTATTAATGGGTATGATACCCCCTGCAGTTCCATCCCCACTTTCAGCATCATTTGTATTCCATTGTAAGTAAGGATTATTAGAAATACCGTCTGCTGCCCCTCCTGTTAACATGTTTTGAACATGCCAGTTTCCAGTTGTACTGATTGCTTTAGCCATAATAAATTGAGCTTCAAATCCTAGATTTACATCTATTTCACTAGCAGATCCGTCTGATTGATACGTGCCGCATTTGATGATATCTTGATCCCCTGTAATACCAAAACCACCATCGCCATTATTATGTGCAAATAAATATGCCACGTAACTTGAATTATTTCCATTGACTGCTTCATCAGTGCCTACATAAAAATTACTTGCGTTTGGTTGCGTTGTTGTAAATAAAGCGTTGTTTGTATTTTTTGCATTAGTATCATTTAGAAGTAAAAATTCACCTGCGCTTAAACTATTATGCCACACTATCCAGTTTTGTTCATTTTGCGAACTAGTTTTCTTAACTATAATCATCCCAGGAACGGAAGCTAAACTATGGCTTATTGCTCTATTGTCGCTTCCGTTGCCTGTCCATGTTATTACATCAAAAAATTTAGGGGCCTTTTTCCAAGACCACGACTGATAAAAATAGCTTGAATTATTTACCCTACTTTGAGTGCCTACCCTAAAACCATTTGCAGTAAAGTCTGTCATATAACCAGAAGAAGGTGTATTATCTGTGGTTGCACTAGAATTAAGGAAATTATTTGCCCCTCTTACTGTATCGTTAATAATATGGCTTACGGCACTACCACGAGACTTAATCCAAACCATTCCACTTTCAGCAGTACCAGATACATAATTAACACCTCCTTGAGCAAAAGAAACTCTTCCAGTGGCAGTAAAGTCACCGCCAGTGCCTAAGTTTTTACCAATAGCGTAGTCCTCTGTTAAAGGACAGTACATAATAGGATTTAATGCAGATAAAGTTGAGACAGCAGTAGCGCCACCGTTAGAATCAATAAAAATCCTACGATTAGATTCTGTAGATAAATCACGATAGGTGTAGTCAAGAAATACATGAGCTAATCTACCTTCTAAAAAATCGCCAGAGCGACCAGGCCCTCCTCCAAGCGTATGATATTGACGGCTAAATTCTATAGGGTCATTGTCGTAATTACTAAAAGAAAAGTGATTTGTCTCATCCGTATCGTCAACGTAAATATATCTATTTGAACTATTTCCTAACTCCATAGATATTAAGATATGTACCCAGCCAACTTTAAGATTAAGTGAGCTAGATGTTGCTGATAATCTTCTACTAGATCCTTGCCAACCATATATAACTATATCGTTACCGTTTTTAATAAACACCTGAAAAGAATAAGTACCATCGTCAGCACTATATATGTAATGATTTCCACTATCATTCCTTCTAAAAACCCAAGCACTAAAAGTAAAAGTTTTACTATCAGAGTTACTACTAAAGTCACTATCTCGCCCTAAGTAATCGCTATTACCTCCAAGCCTAGTACTAGTGCCTAAACCAAAATTTCCAAGAGTAAGACCTGTTTCGATGGTAGTGCCATTTTCTTCAACACCTTTCCAAGAGTTAAGGCTAAAAAGGCTTTCTACATTTGGGCCTTCAGCAGGTCCTCCTGCACCACCGCCTAAAAGCTGCATCATTATACCTGACATTAACTTACGTTCCCTGATATTACGCAGACAGTTCCGCTTATAAATAAAATTGTACAGACCCCTCTAGTTGCAAGAGTCACACTGCTTTTATCTTCATCTGTACCTGCGATATACGCAGTTGTAATTGAGCAAGTCACGGTAACATCTCCGCTTGTGTTGTTAAAAACAGAAACAGCATCCCCTGCTGAAAATGTACTGTTTGGAATTGTTATTGCACCACTTGATCCAACCTCTATAAAGTTACCTACATCTCCTGTAGCTAAAGTATAGCCTGATGTTTTGGCAGAGCCAGACTGAGGGATGGCTCTTATTTTACCGTCTGCATCGCTTATAACAAGTGAAGAATCAATAGTCATAGCGGTTGAACTGCCATCTCCGATACGAAACTCATCAGCGCTTCTTGCTACTTCTAAAAACCAATTGTGTTCTGTTCCTCCAGAAGACTTCCCTTGAATTTTTAATTTTGTTGATTGGTTGTTATTAGCTGCTAATATTTCAGCACCACCGTCATGTGCTTGTGAGTTTGAAATAACGTTGCCACCAAAGGTAGCTCCTGCATTAAACGTAGCTGCTCCTGCTGCTGACATATCAAGGGTAAGGGCAACTATTGTACTACCACCATCTTCTCCACTAAATTTAATGTCTTTATCATTAACAAGTGACCTCATCTCAAAATCACTACTGTTATTTTTTAATAGACCAATACTTGTACCACCATCCTTAAAAAAGAAATCACCACCATCAGCATCAAGAATAATATCGCCACCAACATCTATGGTAAAATCACCACTTTCAGATAAACTAGCACCAGTTAGAACAGTATTACCAACCTTAATTGTATTGTTGAAAGTAGCCGCGCCAGCGTCGGACATATCAAGGGTGAGGGCAGTTACAGTTGATCCACCATCGTTGCCTTGAAAAACCATATCTCCATCAGATATTGCAGAATAAAAATAATACCCTGCATTATTATTACTTGCTAATTGACCAAATTGAGTGCCACCATCTTTTAAAAGAATATTTCCACCATCAGCATCAATAGTAATATTACCACCAACATCAATAGTAAAATCTCCACCATCGGATATAGTTGAATCATTGATTGTTATATCATCTACAGTTAGAGCAGTTAGTGTACCTAGTGATGTAATATTAGTTTGCGCTGCTGTTTGTAATGTACCAGATAATTGAGTTGCTGTCAACCTTCCTGTACTTGGATTGTAAGTAAAACCTGTATCAGTTTCTAATCCTTGACTTCCTGTAGCACCATCAACAAACACTGGAAAAATAGTTTCATTTGCAGTATTGTTTGCAGATATAGTTACTTGTGTGGCTAGGGCTGCTGTACCTGTAGTATCCTGATTGAGTGTACCCACTGTAAAATCTAGAGTACCATCACCGTCTTGATACGCTACTGTAATGCCACTTTCAGTGTTGCTAGATACCATAGCTCCTACAGTATCCTGAATAACTTCTGATAAGTCTATATTCGCACTGCCATCAAAACTTACACCATGTATGTTCACTGCAGATGCTAAAGCTGTAGCAGTTGCGGCATTACCTGTTGTGTCTTGATTAAGTGTACCCACTGTAAAGTCAATCGTATTATCAGCGTCTTGATAAGTTACTGTAATACCGCTTTCAGTATTAGAGGATACCATTGCTCCCACAGTATCAGAAATAAATTCGGCTAGAGGTGTTTCATTAACTGTTATTGCATCTGCCTCTAGTGTACCATCTACATCCACATCTCCAGATATATCTAAAGAAGCCGCAATAAGCCCATCAACCTGTAAGTCTTCGTGATTAGAACCTAACTTTAACTCAAACTTTGGACCTGTAGTGTTGTATGTAAATGTAGCATCGTCACCACTGCCACCTTCTAGTGTAATACCTGCACCGTTGACTACAGCAGATGTACTGTTGCCACTATCAAGAACAATGTTGTGATCATTAAGATTTACAGTCGTAGAGTTTACTGTTGTGGTTGTGCCTGATACAGTCAAGTCACCTGTAACTGTAAGATTATCTGCGACTGTAACCTCTGAGGTGCTGTGTCCTAATGTAATAGCTGTGCCTGATACTCCTGTACCAATAGATACAGACTCACTGCTGTTACCTGTGTCAACTACAAAGTAAGCATCTGACCCTTGTTTAATTGTAAAGGCAGTAGCTGAGTTATCAGATACAGCTACGTTAATATCTGTACCGTCAGCACTAATAGAGTCCAGTGCAATGTCACCAACGTTGGTAATGTTGTTATCACCAAAACTTACATTGTCACCAAATGTTTTGTTTGTTAGTGTGTCTGTGGTAGTTTTACCTACTAAAGTATCTGTGGTAGCAGGTAGTGTGAGTGTTATGTTTCCACTAAATGCTGAGTGAGCAGGAGCTTGTAGTTGAGCATAGTGTGCATTAGAAGACTCACAATAAAATCTAACATATGATTGTGCTCCAGAGTTTTTAATAGAGATAGCACCTGACTGCATATCAATACCGTTAGAGCCATCTATCCTAACAACACCTGAACCATTGGGTGTTAGTGTAATGTTACCGTTCGATACAGATACAATATCTTCTCCGTTAACATCAAGAGAACCCCCTAGTTGTGGTGTAGTATCTTCTACTACGTTAGCTATGCCTGATCCAGATACAGCTAAACCAGAAACTATAGTGCTACGTGTAATCTTTTTAAGTCCACCACCAGATGTATCTACAGCGAGAAATACGTCATCGTTAGCTACAGTGCTGATCTCAGATAAATCACCTACACCAGTAGGATTAAAGTTTGTACCGTCTGCAATCAACAAATGACCTGCAGTGTTAGTACCCATAGTGAGATCATCACCGCCAACGGTAAGATCACCTGTAAGTGTAAGGTTTCTTATACCAGTGTAGTCTTTGTTAGAATCAAGCACAACTGCTTTAGATGCAACGGCTGTACCTACAGCAGTACTACCTAAGTCAAGAGCGTTAAGTTCTCCAACAACTGCTGTTATGCCATCTAGTGTATTTATCTCTGCTGCTGTAGCATCAACTGCAGCTAGTTTAGTGAAGTCTGCTTGTACTAATCCTGATACACCATCTAGTAAGTTTAGTTCCGTAGCACTTGCTGTTACATTAGTGCCACCTATGTCAAGCGTAGTTACAGATAGTTCACCTGCAACTGTGGCAATACCGTCAGCGACAGTTATAAGATCCGTATCATCTGTATGCCCTATAGTAGAACCATTTATTACTACATCATCTATATCAAGAGAGCCGCCTGTAATTAATCCAGTAGTTGTAATAGTACTAGAGCCAGTGTCAATAGTGCCAAAACCTGATGTAATACTACCTGAGTTAAGTGCTCCTACTGTTGTTGCTGCAGTAGTAACTAAGTTAGGCATTGCCGTTATTTCATCATCAAAATATGCAGCCAGATCTGTAACAGCAACTTGTACCATTGTGCCGTTGTCGTTTAGTACAACACGATCTGCATCTGCTACAGTAGTAGAGGTAGCCGAAGTATCTCCATCTAGGATATTTATTTCAGCAGCCGTACTAGTTACACCATCAAGAATATTTAACTCTGCTGCAGTGCTTGTCACTCCATCTAAGATATTAAGCTCTGCTGCTGTTGAAGTTACCCCATCAAGAATATTAAGCTCTGCTGTAGTAGATGTAATGCCATCTAGTACGTTTAGCTCTATTCCAGTAGATGTAACAGTAGTACCATCAATAGAAAGGGTATCTATTTCTGCTGTACCATCAATAAATATATTACGCCATTGTTGACTTGCAGAACCTAAGTCATAGGTATCATCGTCATCAGGTATAATGCTAGAGTCAACGTCAGCACCAAATACAACATTGTCAGAAGCGGAGTCACCAAGTGTTAGTGTACCACCATTAAATGTAGTAGTGCCTGTAACAGTAGCGTTACCTGCCACAGTAAGATTACCACCTACTGCTAAGTTACCTGATATATCTGCAGCACCATTGATGTCAATAGTGGTAGCTGCAATTTGTATTTCAGTGTCAGCAACAAGATCAAGCTGACCATCAGCACTAGAATTAATATAAATAGCAGTATCACGAAACTGTAACTTTTCTGTCGAAGCAACAAGTATATCATCAGAAAACTCAAAGTAGTCCTCGTCTTCCATCCATTTTATTACACCATCATTAGATTCGCCATCAAAGGTAAGTGTAATGTCTGTACCTGCAGTACCTGCACCAAAGGTTAAACTATGTCCTGCCATCGTACTAATAGGACCACCTTCTCCTGTTGTACCATCGTGTGTGTGTCCTGTACTAGCTGCAAAGGCTGCGAGAAGCTGATCAAACTCATCATTAGTGTCTGATGCTTGTATTACGTCACCCTCTGAGTATGTAGACTGTCTTGTATATGTAGCGCCCATTAACGTCTAGCTCCTAACTGATATTCTAATTGAAATCCCTTTAGTGAATATGGAGGAGACTCTCCATTGTCATCCACTCTTAATGCAACAGTAAAACCTGAACCTTCTACAGGCTGTCTTACAAGAGGTTGCGAACCACCCCCATAGACAAACTGTGTTGTAGATGACGCAGTAGTATATGTAGATACACCATACTGTGCTCCTACTGAAGCTGTGCTTAAACTATATGGTGCAGGTCTTGCCGCACCTGTTGACTCATTGTCATAACGTAAAAGTAAGTCAGCACTTAAAGCACCCTCTGGTGCATAGTTTAGTATAACTCTGTGCATTAACTTTCTAATCCCGACATCTCCGAAGTTTAAATCAGGACTTCTGTATCTTCCTTGTATTGCAGCACCATCAAAGTTATCCCCTTTTTCTTGTCTCATAATAAAACCATCAAAAGTACCGTGAATAACTTGTACATCACCCTCGTCTACAAATGTATCTGTGGTAGAGGGTTTTATACCTAAAGTTTCAGCAAACTCAAAGCCATCGCCCTTCATAACACATATTATACCTTTTGTTCTTTTTTGTACACGTCCATCTTTACTAAAGAATAATCTGTACTGTGTTTTGTCTGGTAGAACAACACTATCAAAAAGAGATGCATCTGCTATTTGATCATCAAACAAAGACTGTACTTTTTTAGATATTGTTCCTAGCTCAACGTCACCAATCCTAGCAGTACCAGCAACAGTCCTTAAACCATCAGGACCAAGAAAGATTAGATCACCTGCAAATTCTTGAATCGTGTTGCCGTTAACACATCCGATATTTCTGGTTACAGGCTCAACTGCAAAAGAACTTAGACCACTGCCTGTAAGTTTAAATATTCTATTCTCGCAAAATATAAATAGGTTGTCACGAAATACTTTTAATCCTACAATTGTATCATCTACTTTGATAGTTCCAGCACCGTCTGATGCGTCAAAACCATCTTCGTCAAAAGGTTCGCTAAAAACTAGCGTTTGCGGTGTAGTAGATTTACCTGCATAAAACATGTGATTTCTAAAAGCAGCAACAAATTTAGAACCTGATACTGAGCTTTCACTAACGTCTGTGGCGGTCATTGATGAGTTAAATACTACAGGAGCGTTAGTACCATCAACACAAATTAATTTATTGTTGCCGTCAAAATTAAATCTTTCAAAAGCGTACTTACCTGCACTAGTTCTGCCTGTATCTCTTTCAGTCCAACTTTCAGATACGGTATCTGTTTTTGCGTGGTTTGCTGCAGTTGTACTTGAGGTTGCTCTAGTTACACCTGTAAAGGTTCCAGATGTTATCCCTGTGTATGTAAATATTTCACTGTTTATTTGAAGCGTACCACTAGATGAAAAACCTGTTGTTGACTCTACTGAAATAGTTCCAGAGCCTGTCATGGCAGTAGTAGATACTATCTTCAGAGAAAGCTCTGTCGTACCTGCTGAAAATATTTTTTCGCCTCTGGCTGCAACTACCCTATCCGAAAATATAGTAGACATTAAAATCTTTTCACTAGAGGTATTGGTTTGAGGAACTATGTGATTAATGAACTTGCGAAAACCACTTATACGCCTGTATCCACCTTCAACATCAGGCTCAAAGTTTTGTAAAACTAATGCCTCTCCAGGTTGCATAAGAAAGGTGGACCTGTTTAAAACTAGTCCACCCTCGCAGTTAAATGCTGCTGGCTGTATTGTTGATGTATCTGGCATATTAAGATACTCTTAGTACTGGATTGTAAGTTGTGGTAGCACCACCCATTAATGTTGATCTCACATAATCGTACTTGTTTATTACAAGGGTTTGCATATTTTTTATACCCTGTTGAAATCTATCGAAGTTTACTTGATACTGTTGTATCTCTCCACGATACTGATACACATAAGCCACTGCACCATCTATTAGGACAGTTGCAAATCTATCTGGTATTGTGGTTGTGTCTGTAGCTGCAGATAAATCAGAAGGGAATGTAAAGTAATCAAATATTAATGTGTACTGCTTATCAGGAAAGGGATACAATATGTAATTGTTATCAGGTGTACGTACTATAAATCTAGGAACACCGCCTTTTGTAAACTGAGTCACTGTTGTGCTATTTGCTATGGCTGCTGCTGTGGTGCTGTTAGCACCTCTGGTACATCCTGTAAAGTCATTACCTGATATACCTGTATAAGTTATTTGCTCTCCACCTATAAATAAAGTTCCTGTAGAGTCAAACCCTGTGGTAGATGCAACTGTTATTGTAGTGACTCCTGCTGATAATCCATCTGTTGCATTAACAGTTGTAGAAGAAACATCATCTTCTTGTACAGCATAGTCTCTTGATATATACTCATTATAATTTAATTTAGTTAGACTATTACCTGCTGAAGTTAAATCTTCATCTTTTTTTATTCTTGCTGTGTTGTAGTCTATGTACTTTGTGCTTGTTGGAATAGTGTACTTAGCAACGCCAGGTGTAAGTGTAGAGGAGTTTGATGCATGATTGAAAGGATATGCAAACTCTCTCTGATTAATATATCTTATAGATTCATTGACAGCATTTTTACACTGTGTCTGTATACCTCTAGGACTCAAAAAGTTAGAGGCTGTGAGTTCTACCTCGTTCATCCTAACTAGTGTTTTATTTGTCAGTGTAAGAAACGTTTCTGCCATAAGTACTTCCTAATATGTGATAAGGGGGCCAGTTGCCCAGCCCCCAAAGTATTATGCTAGTAGATCACGATCTACTTCATTAGCAGATGAGGACTGTGTTACGTCATCCATCTGTACACAAACAGCGTATACACGTATGATACCACCAGTGATAGTTCCACCTGACGCATGAATCTCTACGTCAATAGTGTCTGCTGATGCAGTAAACACTGGTAAGTTAGAACATACACCTGAAGATGTAATCGCAGGAGTGTGATCTCCTACTGACGCACCGTCTAGGTCAAATGCCGTAGCAAAAATGTCTACGTCTGTTCCTGTGATACCAACATGGATAGAAGAGTCCGTAGTAGTACCTGCCATTGCAGTTACAACTTCAAAACCTGCATGTAGGATCAAAGTGTTTGCAGGAACAGCGATAGCTTCAATAATATCATTTGCCGCTAACGCAGTACCACCGTTTTGTAATATAGCATCTGCAAGATCTATATCATTCTGCAAAGTAACTAAGCTGCCACGAAGCTGCTTATTGCCAGTACCGCCATTGTTGGAAGTAGAGGCTGAGTTTGTGCTCATTGAAATAGTAGCCATTGTTCAATCTCCCTTCTTA